TTCCGATTGCCAGAATTTGTTTTCGGGGAATTGTTGTTTTGCTTGTTAGGCATCACTTGGTATTATATAATGAGGCCCCTCCACCTCATAAAAACCCACGTCGATCAAGTCTTGTAAAATTGTTACACAATCTGGATGGTTCTTGACTTCATCTAGAAATCCGACCATAAACATTTTGTATTCCAGAAAACTCTTAGGAGTTTGGTGCAACAAGTTCATAACCATCTTCTCAATATTCATAGGCTGAGCCTCAAAAGTATCGAGTGAATAGAGATGGCTACAAAACTCAAAGGTCCTTCCTTGTCCATCAGGACTGCCAGAATCATTGATATTGTCATATGCCTTAAGTCGATATCCATATTCTAGATATTTTTCCTTGGCATTCTCAATTTTCTGCTCTAAGCAGTCATCACCTGCAGCCATAGCCTCATGGGCTCCTAACAAATCTGCTAGTCTGACTCTCATTATGGAATTTCCATCACTGGTTCTATAACCCCCAGAACAAACTATTCCTAAGTAATTGGGGGAAACTAAGGTTCCATCGGAAAACTGAAATATGGGCTTACATTGTAATAGGGATTTAGCCCTTAATACATGAGCCCAAGTTGCAGTTGCATCAACTGAACCATAGTTTGTAGTTAACTTAATTGTCATCTCAGCATAGTCCATTATAGACCATTCTTCAACTGTAAAATCAAAGCCTTGTATATCACTACCACACATCTCCTTATCTAAAAGGATCTGCTGCATCTGGTTGCACATATGATAATTATCATCTGTGCTAAAACCAATGCCGGGTTTTGAAGGTATTGTTTTCCAATTGGCGATATTTCTTTTGCAAGAATGTCTCGCGAGTAACATCTCTATCATTTTATCAATGATAGAAACTGACATAATAAGTCGAACCTTACCAGTTTGGATTTTACTAAGCTTGTGGGGTTCATTCTTAACGAAAACCCGCACAGGATCCATAAAACCCCTTTCAACGCACTCTCTTCGCGTCATATTCTTCATATCCTCCAATGAAGTGCCCATAAGCAATTCAAGCCTATCAAGCACCATTTCATTGAATTGTTCACCCAAGTAGCTAAAGAGCTTATCGTTCCTAAGAGCTATCCTACTTAAAGGCACTCCTGGACTGGCTTCAGGCTTGACCTGGGTCTTCAATTCATCTATTACTTTTGAATACAAAGATCTGTCATAACAATTCCAAAAACTTGGTAATGTTTGTGAGATGTATTTTGGCAGTAGTCTTTTATCAGACTCTGCCAATTCTTCTGCAGTAGGCACCCTACATCCCGGGAGGCGACTATCTACTTGTAACCTAAAACTTATTTTCTCTGCTTCTGCGGAGCGCTCTGGCCACTCGTACTTGCGGTACTGTGGTTTGATTTTACAGAGGGCTTCCCACTTCTCGCTTGTTTTATCTTTAGCGCAGGGGTGGAACTTGCAGATGGACTTTCCGAGGCAGACACTTTGTTCTGAGAAAGGTTCTGGATCTGTCCAGTTGTAACAGAAGCCCCAGTCATTGCTGGGGCGTTGGAGTTTAAAGGATCCTCTTGTTTTGGTTCAGAAAAAGAAACAACTGTTTCTTTCTTGGAATCTATAGACTTCAGATTACGCTGTTTTCTATTGAATCTCTTCCTGGCACTCTTGCTTCTAAACAAAACAAAGGATTCGCTTGGCTCCTTCTCTTCTAGAATGGGCGACAATTCTCTCATTTGATCTAAACATTCCTCTTCCATCTTGGACAGAGGTTTTGCCGTCTCTTTTCTATATAAGTTTGTATTGCCCAATTCCTCTAATGGGGCAACAATTGGTTTTCGGACTCGAGGCGTTCTCACTGCATCCTTCGTTCGATGCGTGGTTTGGAGTCCGTGTGGATGGTTAGATGGTGTTTTAACAACATCAAATTTAATCAAGGCAGCAGAACCAACTTTCCTTTCATTGGTATAGAACTGACCGGTAACTTCATCTTGCCTAGTTTCCAAACACTTAGTATAAGCTTCTAAAACTGGCGCACCACATTGCAAGCGAACTCTGTCCGCCTGTGGCGCTACTGGTGTGTCCTCTTGGGTGATTCTAACAAGTGACTCACAATCAAACTTAGAGCTGTTGCGCTCCCGAGGATGATTTGCTTTACATTGTGGATTTCCTTCACATGAGGACTTCCACCCTATTTGAGCCGCTGTTTTCTCACCACTTTGTTGAAAATGATGGGCTGTTTTTGCTTCAATAGGAACACGAACATCCTCACCTTCATCACTCTGGTAAATTATCTGCCATCTTTGATTAAATGGGTCCCAGGTATACACAGTGTTTTGAACTACATTCTGAATTTCAAGCATGCTATACACATCCATTTTCCCAGATTTTAAAGCAGTGGCAACCATAGCACAAATTTCTTTGGGCTTTGATACCTTTTTAAGTTCCTTTGCAATAATATCTTGGACAACAGTAGGTAAAACATTTTTATCATCATGAAGAGCTTTGACTTGTAAATCAATAAACTCTTTCATCTCTTTCCTGCTTCCAGCTGGTTCAAAACTAAGTTGACACTTGGAACAATTATGTTGTAATTTCCAATGTAGACAACCACATCGTTTGCAAGTCCATGGACTTTCTTTGATAATCGATTCTTTTCCAAACCTATTTGAAATGCCATGTTTTAAATTATAAGACGCCCTCTTCCTTTGAGCTAATCGAATCAGTCGAAATCCGTCAGCGGTATTTTCTCCTTCTCCATATTTAATCTCATCTGAAGCATCTTGTTCCATGTCCAATAAGGCTTGCTCGTCAATTTTATCAAAATCTTCTTGCCAGTTCTTGCCACCTTTCCTTCTTGCGAAGTTAAGGTACCTTTCTTCCAATTCCTCCTCTGCTGCATACTTGTATCGATCACCTTCTTCATCATCTTCCTGATCATCATACTGCTCATCATACTCATCATCTTCCCAGACCATTCTTCTTTGGTGTTGCATAAGATCCTCACTCGTTGGGGATTCTTTTCTGCTATTCCTAAAGACTGGTGGCACAACACCTACATTAAGGCAAGTCTCCGCATCGTGTTCCAAATGAACCCCAATAATAGTACCTCTGGTATCTAAAATTGGAGCACCAGATGATCCAACAATGGTGCTTGCTGAGTAGGCGACATGCCATGGTTTCTTTTCAAACAACTTGACAGCGGCAGTGGAAACACATGGTTTCCCTTCATATAATTGATGTATGCAAACAGCTTCTCTAGGCATGATTCTACTTGACCAATGGCCTAGTTTCAAACCCAAAGCGCCGAAAACATAATCAGGAATTTGCATAATGACATAATCTAGATGAGTACTTGGAGATGCCACCAACACACGAGCGTCAATGGTATTTAAATCTACAAGCTTATCACCTCTTCGTAATCTAATCAAGGCTCCCTTGTTATATTCCAATACGTGGTATGCAGTTAAAAGACAATCTAGTCCTTGAAATCGTACTCTTGCAAAGTGTCCTACTATCT